CCTTATGGTTCAAATCTAACCATATATTCTGGAGTAGATTTTAATGCTGTATTTACAGTAAGGACTTCTGCTGGTTCTAGTATTAATTTTACGAATTATACTGGAAAAAGTAATATGAAGAAATCTGTAATAGGAACTGCTAATACTTTTGGTGTGACATTAGGAACTACTGATGGTAAAGTTACCATTTCTATGGGTTCTACAGTTACATCAACTTTATCAGAAGGTAGATACTTGTATGATGTGAATGTAAGTTCTGGTTCGACTTTCTTCAAAATTGTTGAAGGGAATATTCTTGTTAAAACTGGTATTTCGACTTAAGGGGTAAATATGGCGCAACCAAGTTCTAGACAAGGATTAATAGATTATGCTAAAAGGCAGTTAGGATATCCTGTCCTTGAAATTAATGTCGCAGATGAACAGTTTCAAGACTTGTTAGATGATGCAGTTCAGATATTTCAAGAACGTCATTTCGATGGTATCGAGAGGATGTATCTTAAGTACCAGATTACAGATGATGATATAGCTAGAGGACGTGCTAGAGGAGCTGGTGAGAGTTTAGGTATAACGACAACAAGTGCTGTTGGTGCTGGTACAACATTCAACTTTGAGGAGAATACAAATTTCCTTCAGATGCCTACATCAGTAGTTGGTGTTAATAATATATTCAAAATAAGATCTGATACTGTTTATGATGGACTTTTTAATATCAAATATCAGTTGTTCTTAAACGACTTATATCAGTTTGGTTCTATTGACCTTCTACAATATTCTATGGTTCAAACTTATCTGGAAGATATTACATTCTTATTAAATCCAGATATGAGATATAGGTTTAATATAAGACAAGACAGACTTTATATTGATGCTGATTGGGCATCACTTACTTCTGGAGATTACTTTATTATTGATTGTTTTAGAATATTGGATCCAGAAGATTTCCCTAGAGTTTGGAATGATCCTTTTATTAAGAGATATTTGACTGCTACTAGTAAAAAACAATGGGGTCAAAATTTGATTAAATTCCAAGGTGTTCAACTTCCAGGCGGTGTTCAATTAAATGGTAGAGAGATATATGAGGATGGTGTTAGAGAATTAGAACAACTTAGAGATAAAATGGCTACTGATTATGAAATGCCACCTCTTGATATGATCGGTTAATAATATGGCATTAAATCCATTTTTTCTACAAGGGTCTACAGCAGAACAAGGTTTAGTTCAAGACCTTGTTAACGAACAGTTGCGAATGTATGGCATTGAGTGTCATTACATTCCCAGAAAATTAGTTACTTCTGCTTCAATAATGAGGGAAGTCATCGAATCAAGGTTCGATGAGGCTTTTCCTCTTGAGGCTTATATGGCTAATACAGATGGATATGATGGAAATAGTGATATATTAACTAAATTTGGTGTTCGTTCTACTGATGAAGCGACATTTATTATTTCTAGAGAAAGGTTTGAACAAGCTATTTCTCCTTTCTTAAAAGAAGATGGAGAATATACACTATCTAATAGACCTAAAGAAGGTGATTTAATATTTTTCCCATTAGGTAAAAGGTTATTTGAAATTAAATTCGTTGAACATGAAAAACCCTTTTATCAACTTAAAAAGAATTATGTCTATGAACTTCAATGTGAACTCTTTGAATATGAAGATGAAGTTATTGATACTGATGTAACTGCTATTGATTCTACTGTACAAACAGATGGTTACATAGCCAGATTGGTTCTTTCTGGAATAGGAGCTACTGCTACTGCTAGTACTGGTGTTGTTTACAATGCAGTTAATAGAATATTTGTACAAGATGATGGATATGGGTATGCTGCTGCTCCAACAATATCAATTAGTACATCTCCTGGCACAAATGCAACTGCTGTTGCTATAATGACAGAAAGATCTGGTATTGCAACTGGAAAGTCTATTGATAGAATCTTAATGATTAACCCAGGCAACCAATACACTGGAATACCCACTGTAACGGTGCCTGGCACGGGTATAGCTACAGCGGGTATCACTACATTAGGTTCGGTTGGTATTGTTACTATTACCAGTGGTGGTTCGGGTTACACTACAACACCATCAGTAACTTTTGTTGGAGGTGTTTCTGGTGCTGCTGTTACTGCTACTGCTGAGGCTGTAATGGTTGGTGGTACTGTTAGATATATTCGATTATCAAATGCTGGTACAGGATATACTTCGGTTCCAACTATTAGTATTGGTGCTGCAACTACAATAGGAGATGGTGATTATATCTTTAATGAACCAGTTAGATTTGCTTCTTCTGGAGAAACTGCAATGGTTAAAGTTTGGGATGCAGGTTCTAAGACATTAGATATTTCTATGATTACGGCTATGCAATTACAAGTTGGTGAAAAAGTAACTGGTGAAACATCTGGAGCTGAATATATAGTTAAATCTGTTAGTTATAATCAACCAAACGATTTCCCAAATAGTGAATATGTTGCTGATCAATATAATGATAATCAAACCTTCCAAACAGAGGCTGACGATTTATTAGACTTTACTGAAGGCAACCCATTCGGAACGTTCTAAATAGTTAGAAAGCTTTGATATGTTAGGTACTTATTTCTATCATGAGATACTGCGAAAGACTGTTATAGGTTTCGGTACTCTCTTCAATAATATTAACATTCGTCATAAGAATGATAGTGGGAATGCTTTTAGTGTTCTTAAGGTTCCTCTTGCATATGGACCTATGCAGAAGTTCTTGGCAAGAATACAACAACAAGCAGATTTAGACAGACAGACTGCAATAACTGTGCCTAGGATTTCATTTGAGATGACAAGTCTTACATATGATTCTACAAGAAAAACTGGTATAACTCAAACATTTACTGCAAAGAATAATACTAAGGCAAGAAAGGTATATATGCCCGTTCCTTATAATGTTGGGTTTGAATTAAGTATAATGTCAAAATTGAGTGATGATGGACTTCAGATTGTTGAACAAATTCTTCCATATTTTCAACCATCATTCAATATAACAATTAATCTTATTGATTCAATTGGAGAAAAGAAAGACGTACCGATTGTTCTAGAAGGAATTGATTTATCTGATGATTATCAAGGTGGTTTTGAAAGTAGAAGAATAATTATTCATACTTTAAGATTTACTGCTAAGACACATCTATTCGGTGCTATTGCAGAATCCTCAGAAGGACTTATCAAGAAAGTTGATGTGGATATGTATGCTGATACGGATCGTAAGAGGGCTAAGAGAGTTCAGAGATATAGTGCTACTCCTAAGGCACTTAAGGATTATGACTCTGACAATACAACAGTTGTTGATGGTGCAATTTCTAAGGCAGTTACTAAGATTAAGTTAAGTGCAACAACTGATATTAGTACTGGTGAAAGAATCATCATTGATAGTGAAATTATGAAGGTCAGAACTAATGATACTGCTACTGCAACTCTTACAGTCTTCAGAGGATATGATTCTACTGCTGCTGCAGTACATGAACATAATGCAACAGTGAATATTCTTGGTGCCGATGATGATGCAGAAATAGAATTTGGTGATGATTTTGGATTCAATGAATCTACTTCCTTCTTTACAGATGGAAAGGTTTATAGTCCATCTCAAGGAATAGATGTATAATATGAAAGAATATAAATCTATTAATAAAGCTCTTGATATTCAAACTACTGAAGTAGAAGTTTCTACTACTCCTGAAGGTGGGTGTCTTCCTAGAAAGAATACACTCACAAAAGTTGAGGATGGTAAGGACAGTACTAAGGATTATGAGTATACTAGAGGTAATCTATATTCTTTAATTGAAAAGGGTCAGGAAGCACTTAATGGTGTTTTAGAACTTGCACAGGAAAGTGATAGTGCCAGAGCTTATGAAGTTGCTGGTCAAATGATTAAGAGTGTAGGTGATACAACTGATAAGTTGATTGACCTCCAACAAAAAATGAAGGAACTTGATGAGGTTCCTAATAATGGACCAACTAACGTCACAAATGCATTATTCGTAGGTTCTACTGCAGAACTTTCGAAATTGATAAAAGCACAAAAGAAGCAAGATGATAAATGAAACCTCAAGATCTATCAGAATTTTTTAATCTTCTTGGAGACGCTAAGAAGGAAAAGAAAGAAGAATTTGACAAGTTACTTAAAGAAGCTAATATTGACTTAGATTCATTAGTTTCTTCGGCTTTTGATGGAATTGAAAAAGCTAAGGTAGAAACAGAAGAACAGAAAGAAAAAGAAGAAAAATTTATAGAACAATTAGATGATGTTGTTGTGGAACTCAATGATCCACTTGACCTCAAACAAGTTGTTAATTATAAGAGAGAAATAAAAGATGAATTATTAGTACCAAAATCTATTACTGTTGGTGTTCCAGAAGATTTTGATATATCTTCTTTAGAAATAGAAGAAGAGAAAACAGATGATGTTGCTTCAACATATAAAGAGTTGAAGAAAGAAATTGGTAGTAAGAAAAAACCAGAAGAACCTGCTATT